GTTGTAAATAATTCTCCATCTATTCTATATCTTACTCTCACCCTATCTCTTAATGGCTCTATATGAATATCACTAGCTCTTCTATCTATACCTGTTTTTATTATAGTGTCTACTAAGCTAGTCACTGAATCTGCATTATTTACAACATTATTAAAACTATTAATTGCATTTCCTTCTAAATATTTTAGTATTTTGTATATTAATATTTGTTGTTTGTACATTGTTCTCTACTTGTATTGTTTGTTCTGTTTCAATTTGTTTTTCTAGTTCTGCAACTTTATTACTTAATTCAGTAGGAAGTTTTTCTAAATCTTCCTTCTCTACTTTTAAAATTTCAACTTCATTATTTAAAGTTTTAATTTGTGCTTTTAAAACAGCGATTTCTTTATTACCGCTGTTTTTTGTAGCACCAACACCTATGATTTTTCCCATATTATAATTCCTTTCTTTTTATAATTTTATATTATTAATCAGTGCTTTCTGCTTTGTTAGCTGTTGCACCTTTTTTAGCAGATACTCTAATTCCTGCTACTTTGTTTTCATAAACATCAACAATACCATATTTTCTATGTTTTTGAATGTATGCATCTGAATCTGCATTGTTAGCAGGTGTAATAATATCTGAAGCAGTATGTTTAGGCCATTTTAATACAGCACTTTTTTCAACAATCATAAAGTTAATATCTTTACCATTTTCTGCTTTTTTATATCCACCAATTTCTTCACCTTCTGTTTCACCATCTAATAATTCTATTGCAGTATAAAAACGTTTTTGTTGAACTTTAACAATTTGTGCAAATTCGTCAAGCACTCCTGTACTTTTATATTTTTCTACATTTTGAGCTTTTCTTAAAGCTGTTGATGTAATAAACAAATATCTTGAAGTCCCTGTTACTTCTTCTTCATCCATAGCACTTTGGTCTCTTTGGATGGCATTTAAAATTTCATCACCAGTAGCTAAATCTTCTTCAGTAATTGATACTCCTGTTACACCAGCTAAAGTTGCATAAGTGAATGCATCTTGTTCTGGAGCACCTTGTGTTCTAGCAAATTCACCAGCTAATTTTCCAAATGCAAGTTCTGCACTTTCTTCATTATCCATAGTATCAACTTCAAATTTAACACCACGGTCATAATTTGCTTTATGAGTTTCCCATTCTAATTTAACATTTCCACGTTTATAACCACTATTTCTTGAATAATCTTTTAAACCATCCATTGAATATTTAGCAATTAAAAACTCTCCTGCTTTTTGCCCCATTTTAATATCTTTTGCAGGGCTATTTAATACACTAGATGTTTCTGCATTTTTGTATACCTCATCTAGTAAAGGTATATAATTTTTTGATAACGTAATATTGTTATTAATATATTTTCATATCTCCTTATATTTTTGTTCGTTTGGTAGTCCAAAAGCTTCTTTTAATTCATCCATTGAACTATCACTTGTTGGAGCTGTTGGTATAGTTGTGTATTTTGGATTTGCAACTTCACTTACAAATGCTCCTGTATCATTTTCCTTAAGTTCTTCAAGCCATTCTGAAGCTCCTTGAAATTTTTGAGATTCTTCATCATACTTAAAGTCCTTTTCGTTAAATTGTGCGATTACACCAGCCTTTGCTGATTCACTTGCAAATTTAACTTCATTAAAAAAAGCATTCGTTCTTTCTTCTCGAATACTCTTTTCTTTTTGCACCTTCTCATCGGCTTTTCTTTGAGATTCAGCTTCTTTCATATCTTGAATCTCTTTTTTTAGTTTGTCTAACTCATCAGAGTTTGGCATAGTTTCAATTTGATTTTCTAAATTAGTAACTGTAGTTTTGTAATTATCAATTTCTTTATTAAGTTCTGTTCTTACCTTCTCAGTTTCATTAGTAATTGTTTTACCATGTTCTGTAAGAATAGATTTAATTTCTTCATTACTTAATTTAACCTTACCTTCCCCAATTTCTAGATTTTCTAAAAAGTTTTTCATATATCTCACTCCTTCCACTTTTTCTAGAGGTCGTGTCCTCCTAGATTTAGATATCGTGCTAGTCCTACCGTTGCTATGCCACACGAAAAAAGCCGATATTTAATCGACCTATTTTTAAATAAATATAAGATATTAGTCTTTGTATTCTGTTATTACTTCATCCATTTCTTCTAATGTTTCTTTAGTTGTTTTTAATATATCTTCTATGAGATGTTTTTCTATATCTTTATCCCAATCATCCATTTTTAAATCACCATATTCTGGTGCGTATTTAAATAACAATTCATTGAATTCTTCTATTGTTTGTGTTTGTAATATTTTCTCTTTTTGTTTATCGGTCATTATTAACCTCCATAATATTTTCTATATAATTAAATAGTTCCTTATCCCTATTCTTGAGTAATTTAGGATTTTTAAAATAGTATTTCATTCCTTCACTAAAATATTCTTTTGCATTATTAATGTTTATTTTACCAAATGATTTAAATGCATATTCACCTTCTACATAAGGATATAATGTTGCCTGATAATCACTCACAAAATCATGCTTGTTCTTTATTTCAAATAACTTAACATGTTTTCCTTTAGCATTTTTGTATTTATTTAATTCATAATCTTTAAACGAATATTTTTGGAATTTGTTTGTTAATATACTACAATATTTTTCGTTATTAGGCAAATCTAACTTAAATTCAATAAGATGTCCTATTTCATGCAATACTGTATAAGTATCACTATTGCTATTTAAATATATTATATTTTCTTTTTTACTATATCTATTATAACCATTATTATCAACTTTGAATTTAACACCTTTACATATTTCTCTAATATGTTCTGGTAATAAATCTCTCGCTTACATAACGCATGATTTTATATGTTCTTTGTTAAAATCAGGAATGTCAACATCATTAATAGAAAAATAATTTTCATTTGTTCTTGGAATAATTCTTTCTCTAGCATAATCACGTTCTAGTTTATTGATAGCCATAAACTTTCTATATTGTTCATTAGTGTCTTTTTGTTTTATACTCCACTTTTTAAAGCCTTCGCTATCCCCACGATCTTTGGCTATGTTTTGATTAGTTTTAATTTTACGAAGTTTCCTTTCATATGCTCTTTGTTTCTTTTGAAGTTCAACTTCTTTTTTGTTTTCTGCATAATCATATTGTTCTTGCATTGGTGTATCTATACCAGGAAAAAATGCCCAAAATCTATGTCTACAATTAACACCACCTAATCCTAATATATCACCATAACCTGTTTTATTATAAAAGTTATCATACTCTTTATCAGAACCATTTATTTTATAAACTTTTCCTTGCCAAGCAAAGTGATTAGATATAGGGTGTATTTCATCGCCTAACCTAGCTCCTAAGTGTGAAGATACTTCGTAATACTTTGCACCCAATTCTTCACTAATCGCTACTGAACCACGGTTAAATGATTGATATATAGCGGTTGTTACATCTCTTCTAACTGCTGATTCCAATGTTATTGAATATATAGAACCATCTTTTCTTTTATAACTAGCTCCTTTAATACCATCATCAACCATTTTTTCCAATGCTCGTTTAATAGCTGTATTATAATCATATAAACCTGTAGAAGTTTCTAAATACGCTTGATTTAACACGTTCATATATGATTGTTGGGTACTTTCTATTGCTTTGGTATTAATCATTTTCAATGTTTTAGATATTTCTGTAAATGATGTATTAATTGCACTATTTATACTTTCGGATTTTAGTAAATTTTCCCAACTAATATTTGTGTATCCTTGTGTTGTAATATCTTCAAATCTAGCCTTATCAATACTTCCATACCCAGCATCATTAAGCGCTTTTAATATTTGCTCTTCAGAAACACTTGAATATTTAGAAATAATCTTTATAGCTGTTTGATTTAATGCTCCCATTTCTTGTAGCTTTTTAAAATACCAATCTAAACTATTTAAAACAGTAACTTCTTCATCTATTTCAAAAAAAGAAGCTATCTTCATAAGTAAATCATGTTCTATGTTATTGTAGATATCAACTATTGGTTCAGCTAATAATTTTAACTCTTTATCTGTTTTCATTTTAATAAATCTTCCATTTTAATATTAACTGGTATTTCTTCAAACTCACACAAACGTTTTAAAATTTTCTTTCGTTTAAGAATCCATGATTTTTTCTCTTGTTTTTTCTTTATCCTTCTGTTTTTAGTATGTTTATAAATTCGATAATACTTATCATCAAATAAACATTTTTCTTTTTCCCCTGCATACATTAAAGGTAAATCATTATTTATAATTCCGCCTTTAGCTAATTTTGGAATTTGTTTCATAAAACACCTCTATTCTTCTGTTGGTGGTTCTTCTTCTACGTTTTTAGGGCTTCTCTTATCCATTTGTTCAACAAAAGCAATTGCTTCTTCTTCAGACCAATCACGAGTAATCATAAAATATTGGATTCTATCTATAATGCCTTGGTTTAATTCTAATTGTGCTTGTTTTTGCAAAGCATCTTTATCTACCAAAATACTATCATCCCAGTCAAAAGTCATATCATAATTAGCGCCAACAGGTATGTTATACAATTTACATAATACATAAATACCATATACTAAATCTTCTAACGCAGATTGCATTGCTTTTTGAATATCACTAACTGTTACAAAGTAATCTTGTTTAGAACTTTTTATTTCAGTAGCGGTTAAAGCGACATTTTCTTGTTTAGAAATAATTCCAAATGATAGATTCATTTCATTTTCTGCTTGTCTAAATAATTCATTTAATCCATTAAATAAAGCATTATCTCTAATTTCAGGACTAAATACATTCCAACTTTCTTCATCACTATTTAAAAGTCTATATAATCTTTTTTTGCCTTTTGGTAATTTCGGATTACCATTCTTATCTTTTTGGAATAATGTAGCGTCTGCCTCAATCGCTAATTCGCTTCCTTCATATTCCCATAATATTCTTGAAAATTGTTTGTCTATTTCTTCTAGTGTCCCTATGGCATTTGCAAATATAGCACATCCAAGAGGGCTATTATTATCAATAGTATTTGCATTCTTCATTGTAAAGAATCCACCTATTAATCTATCAATACCCTCGATTTGTCCTTCTTCTTCAATATCTTTCCATTTTTCAACTTCTGATAATGATATTCTATTGCTCAACACAACACCATTTGTTTGCCCTTTATAAGCTATGTTTTTTATTTTCATTACTCCATCAACAAGTTCATTGTATTCAAGTCTAGTATATACATCATTTCCTTTTGTATATTGGTCTATAAAAATAGCGCCAAGTAATTCACCACTATCATCAAATTTAAAAGGAATAAACTTATCACCATGTATAATGTTAATTTTTATTTTATTGTTTTCGTACACAGGTTTAAAAAACATGCTTCCCTTTCCGATAGCATATTCAGTATATTTTCTAATGTTTCGTAAAAATCTTTGATAAACAACATCCATATTCTTATCAGTACATGATGTCTTTAACTCAATAGTAACTGCTTTAGATACTTTTTCACATACAGTTTTAGCAACATGCAATGATTTAACTTCATCATTTTGCCATGGTGCATGACCATTAAAAATATCAGACCATAATTTTATGGCATCTAACATTTCTTTTGATGTTTGTGAATCTAAATTAAAATCAGTTATTATTTTTTGGTAATCAAACATACTTTTCCACCAACCTTTTATTTTATTTACTATGCGATTAAGCATTATCAACACCTCGCTTAAATCTAACTATGTCATTTATTCTTTTTATTTTTCTTTCGAACGAATATTCAAAGGCGTCCAATGAGTCTATATCAGTTGTTCCATCATCTAATCTCTCATCGGCATTTTCTGTTACCTTTGTTTTTTTCTCGTTCCATACTGCACTTTCTAATGCTTCCATAAGACTTTTAGTATCTTCTTCTATAAAAAAGACCATATCATATGCAAACATAACTCGTTCACAATCTATACGGTCTTTTATTTTTTCTTTTTTAGAAGATTTAACAGTTGCATATATACCTTCGCTTTCTAACCTATTTCTAATACCTCTTATTAGAACTTGTTCAGCACTATCAGGATACACATAATTAACTAGCCCATATTTATATTGTACTTTCTTTATGAATTCCACCTGTAAATCTTCTAATTGTTTTGTATCTATATCACCAAAGTGTCGTTCACTAGCTAATACAATTAATCGGCTGCAATCATGTGTAATTAACGTTGCTACAAACGAATGACCTGATAGTGTTCCACCATAGTCTATACCAACTGTTATTTCACCAGTAGGCAATATTAATTTGCCATCTTTATCATATTGTTCCCAATAATAATGCGATGGATTATCAGCAAATCTTTTATATATTAATCCCTCGGCATTAACCCAAAGGCCTAATATGTATCTTTGATATAGTACTGTACCCCAATACTCTTTTTTTAAATTTTCTTTAAATACACAATCTAAAAATTCATTATCGTCAATAGTATAGTGCTGAGTATATATATCAGCATCACTATCTAAAAATTCTTTTAACCAATGATTCTTTTGCTCAGGATTGCAAGTACCATCAAAACATGAATAACTTTTATCCATTCTTGATTTAACCATATCAAATACTTCTTTATTCCATTTGGCAACTTCATCACCATATACATATTTGAAGCTTGCACCTTGAATTTTAGCAACTTGGTTAACCTTTTCAGCACCTAGCGCATAACACTCTTCTCCAAATAAATATACTGTTCCTGTGCCTTTATTTATATATCCTACTAATCCTTCACCAAACTTATCACGCATCGGTCTTAAAACATTACGTTCTACTGTAGCTTGTGTAACTCCTATAAGTACACATAAACCTTCTAATCCAGCACGTTCTCTTATTCTTCTAGGAATTATATCTTCTTTATCTTGGTAGGTCTTTCCGGAACGAACTGCACCGACTTTAAAATTCCAACGATGATTTGCTTTTTGTAAATATTCTCTTTGCTTATCTGTCCACTTAAGCATTCTTTTGCTCCTCTAATAATTGGTCAAGTTTATTAAGTGTATCTTCGTTGCTTTTATCTTGTTTATCTCTCCACACCGTTGGTTTCCTATTCTTAAGCCAAAATATTTGGGCTGTGGTATCGGGAAGAACATGTTTTTTTACTTTTTTTACTTCTTTTCCATATTCATAAGTTATTTCCTCATAATTGTAGCCTAATGCTCTTTTTAATAATGATTTTTCAACTTCTGTATCTACATATTCTTTATTCTTTTTTAGGGACTCCGAAAACTCCGAATATTTTTTTTTATAATCATAAAAGGTAGATAAAGCAATTTCTAATTTTTTAGCTATTGTTTCATCAGTGGCGCCATCACGACACCAGGCCTCTATTAAACAAAGTTTTGGTTTTACTATTGTTTCATACTTACTTTTTCTTCCCATCCACCTCACCTACTTTTTTATATGTTTTTTTAGTTCTTCATCACATTTTCTATTTCTTGGACATCTTTTACAGCTGTTGCCATATTTCATACAAAGTTTTATTGTTGTCACTATATTTCACCTCCATCTTTGATTAAGATTATCACTTAACCTGGAAGTAAATAGGAACTTTGAATTTCTTTCATAATAAAAACCCACTTAATGTGAGTTATTGGCCCGCTAGCGTTGGGCTTTATGTTGAATACCTCTCGGTACCTATTTAGAAAAATAAGGCTCCATCAAACGACAGTGTCTTTGCAAAAGATATTTCTTTTTCCTGGGCCTCAATCACAGCTGCGAAATCACTCAGTTCTAATACTGATAATTGTTTCTTGATCTCTGTATTCATAAATTTTTACCATC